CCGCTTCGTTGATAAATTCTGATACATCTGACATAATTTATATCTCCTTAAAAATTAAATGATTCCTGCAAGTTCTTGTAATCTTTTTGCTACCGTGTTTTCCACGATAACTTGCGACTTTGGAGCAGTACTGGGAACTGCCTTAGAGGCAAGTCCTTCAGTAACAACTTTCTTACGTGATGCGTTGAACGTCTTCACTGCTGCGGAAAGATTTTCAACTAATGTCGTATAAACAATCTTAACTTCACGAACGGTCATTGCACGGTCGAATGATTCAACAATGCGAACTTTCTGTTCGTTGGTTAAACTATTTTTATGGAACATTTTGTTGGTGAAGAGTAACTTTGCATTAAGTAAGTTAACTTCTTGTAAACGCTCACGAAGCGTATTAACTGCCGCTCGATATTGAGCCATTTCGCCCTTGAGTCTCGCAAGTTTATCAGCCATTGCCGTTTTTGCATCGTGAGCAACTTTTTCATCGCCCATTTCTGCATCGTCGGCTTCAAGTTCTGCAAGAATTTCTTCAAGATCAATTTCTTCATCATCTTCTTCTGCATTCATATGCGATCCATCCATCTTCAACTCGGCGTTAGCATACTTGCCGGTATCCATGGCGGATTCAGTTTCCTTCATGGAACCTTTACCAATTTCAGACGAATCCGAAGGTACTTCTGATCCTTCTTCGCCGGCTGGTTCACCTTCTGGATATTCACCCTTTTCGGAGTCCATATCCTTGTGTGAAAGTGCTGCAATATCTTCTTCTAGTTCACGAATTACTTCGTCGAGGTCAAAATCACTTTCTGACCAATCATCGTACCAATCCGTTGAACTATCTGTACTTGCTTCTGGACCCGTACCGATATCTGATGCGTCGAACGCATCGGCCGATGGTTCCTTGTTATCCGATGAACCAATTGCTGATGTATCGGCGGGAAACTCTTTTCCACCGCCAACCTTTTCACCATCCTGCCACGGTGTTTCTGATGTTGCTTCTTTCTTCATCTCGCCACCAGCCTTTGTTGCAACGGCCTGTTTCATCGGCTCTTTGGTATCACCGTCCTTGTCCGCATCAAGAAAGTCTGGCTTTGCACTTTCTTTGCCTTCATCTTCATCATCGGCCATTTCAGCTTCGACACGAAGACGCCGTGAAATCATATCACGAATCTGTGGGGTGATTGCTTCTTCTAAAACCAATTTTGCATTTGCTACGGCAGTTTCACGAACTGCTTCGGCATCCGCAATAGCTTGTTTTAAAAGCTTGTTAGTAATTTGCGTCATAAAATTAAACTCCTGAAAGGAATAAAACAGATATTTTATCTGTTATTAGATATTAAATTTCCCACTAATATTAACGATTAGTGTTTTCACTATACTATAAATATATGATTAATTTGTAAAACGTTAATTATCGTATTGTTTTTGTCGTGCAATTCGTTTTTCTTCACGCTTTTTACGACGAAATGCTTCTTGACGTTTGAATATTTTCTTTTTTGATGGCTTTAGATAATGTTCTCTATTACGAAGTTCCTGCAATAGTTCTGATTTCTTCACCATCTTGGTAAATACTTTTAATGATTTGCTGAGTTCGTCCTTACCGTCCTTTACAATAACTTCCATACTGCCTCCATTAACTGTTTTGTTTTGGAACTAATCGTCCATTTTGTGATGTGTGTGTTACTTTCTTATTCTTACCATACCGACCAAATCCTAAATAATCTAATCCCATTTGCTGTGCTTGTTTTGCAATTTCACTGTCGTCTTCTGCTGCTGGTTTTGATGCCGTTGGAGTAGACGGCGTGGGTGATGGAGTATCTGGTGCAGGATGTTCTTTTGCTTGATGTACTAGTATCTTTGCATCGGGAAACTCTGCTCTCAATGCTTTTACTGCTTGTACATTTTTTGGAGAATCATCAATAAAGGCAACTCTATCATATCCATCTTTCATATGCTTTCTAATATATGCCGCCTTCTTTTCTGGGTTTGCATCTCCCAGTGCTGCAATAGATACCCCAGACGTAATTCCGTACATCTTTAAAAATTGTGCGACGGGACGAGTATGACCTCGGGCAGTTAATACTGCAATTTTATCTGCTCGACCAATTGCTTGTTTTAATAATTTGACGAACCGTTGAATTGGTTTTGGATTAATTAATTTATCAAATTCTGAGAAATCAAATTTATCGCCTGGTTGCTCATCGTATACGGCAAATGCCGCAGGGTCCATTTCAATTCGTTTCCCGCTGCGGGTAAGAAAAATTTTGGAATCGGTTTGTGCCAATGTATCATCAAAATCACTGACAAATAATGTTTTACCCATAGATTAGTAGGTTAAAACTTTGTAAGATACGGCAACCATCTCATTTAATGAACTTTGTAATAATGTATTTTTATTTTGTTCATTTAACTTATTCATCACGGTTACCAACATTTGTGCCGTAAAGACATCGACGGTTTGCCCCTTTACTTGAGCGGGAATTTTTGTGGTTACAATTTCTCGTAACGTTTCTTCGGTATATGCAGGAGAGTGCAAAATTACATGCAATATTTCTTTGAGATTATCGTGTGACGTAGACGCATATTTTTTTGCATCGTCGGCCGATATGCTCTTTGCAATCTTTTTAATTTTTCCACTTACTTTGCCAGCAGGAATTTTACCTGTTTGGTAGGCATGAACAATTCCAAATAATCGTTGTTGAGATTTGCTGGTTGATGGCATATTACTTTACTTCACTCAAAAAGTCATGAATTAATTTATTGATATTATCATATGGTGCGGCAACTTGGTGCATCACATGTTCGGTAATAAACGCACCCATAGTAGAAGGATTGGAAACTATGTCGAAGCAAATTAGTGCAAAGTCTTCTTGCACTTCGACCGTACTTTCACTCATTTGTTTGACTGATCCCATACCACGGGAACTGACTCCGAGTTTTATATTATTTCGAATTAATTCCCGAACAATGTTTCCCGTTGGTGTCGTGAGAATTTCAATATTACCACGGACATCATCACCCTCGGTCCAGAGTTCAACGATGTTACAGCACACATTTTTTAAATTGACTATAGGACTTTCGGGATGGTCTAATTCACCCAGTGCTCGTCGTTGTGTCACGAAGTTTTGTTTATATACTGATGCTTCCCGCATTAAAATTTCTTTGGGGTAGACACGCCCATTTTGATTTTTTGCGTTTGCACGTTGTAATACGACATTACGAAGAATGAGTGGCTTATTGCCATCTAACGCTTCCGTTAAAAGTTCTTTATTATATTGAAGCTCTGTGTATTCACATAGTAATGCCATATTATTCTTCACTGTTTAAATGGTTTTTTACATCCCTCAATCCTTTTACATGAACTGGTTTCTTTCCAGAACGTGTACTATATCCATTATACATCCGCAGGATCCCACATTGTCACGGAATCGGTGTCTGGATCGTAATCAAATAGCTTTTCATATCCACCTTCATTGTCACTGTAGTATTTTGCGGCTTTTTGTGTAATGCCGGTGACTGCTTGAAAATCTCGCATTGGAATTGGTGCCCCATAATCGAACTGATTATCAATATCTATAGGAACCATACTTGAAACTTTACTAATAATTTTATCTGATGAGGTCTGACCACTATAGTCCGGCGCCAACGAATCTTTTGGTGCGTTCTTCTTTTGCTGGGCCGCTGGTGAATCCGATGGTCTATTTTTTTGTACTTTACCCATCTTCGGATCAAATGTTGCCGATGGCGCATACGACCTTGGCGAATACATGGTATTGGCATTTTTCCCACGACCAAAGTGCATACCCGTCGATTTAGTTGCTTGTGCTTTAGTAATTGGCACTAACTTACCCGTTTCACTTTTATGTGTGACTTTGCCATCTTTGCCGTACCGGCCAAATTGCATATAGTCTAAGCCTTGTGCTTTTGCCTGTTTTGCCGTCTCTGAGTCTTCGTCCATTGCGTCAATTTGTTCGTTGATAATTTCACGAATAATGTCCTTTAGTTGTGTCATTTTCATATTATTATCCTCTTATTGTCCAGTATATTCACAGAGAAGTCCCATGTTATTTATCCTTGTATTATTCAATAAAATCAATTATACCTTCTTCCAAATATTGAGCAACTTCTTTCTTCAAAGCAGCTTTGGCCGCAGTGTATGCAGGGTGAGTTGACCCAGCTTTATACGCTGTTGTGGCTAAAATTTCTTGACCAGTTTGTGGATTTTTTATTTTTGGAGAATTTACACCTTTTAATGCGGCTCTACCAGCTCTTAACTTCTGTGCATCGTTACCACCTTGGCCAGTAGTTTTCTGGCCCCCTCCCAATGACCGTGCAAAAGCATTCTTTTTAGTTTTATTCTTGTCTGGTCCAAATGCTTGCTTGACCATTCCTTTGTCTTTTTTGTCAGTACGACGAAGATTTTCTTCCAATTCTTCGTTAATCATTTCACGAATGATATCCTTCAGTTGTGATATTTTCATATTAATTTCTCATATCGCGCAGACGAGCTGCTAGTTCAGTAAGTTTACCTTCTAATTTGACCATTTGTGTCGTCGTGCGTTTCCATAAATTATCATTGGACAATCCCGATTCTTTCTTTAATCGACTATTCATTTTTAACGCACGTTCCACTAACTTTAATTGTTTATTTAATTCAGACATTGCTTGGCCAATTTTTTGATGGGGTTGACGAGTTGCATCATTACGATAAGAATAATAGTTCTCTTGAAGAGTTTTTACACCTTCTTGAATTGCCGCAAATCGTTCTTGGAGTTTATCACCTGGCTTGGTGTCTTCTGCACCACGTTTAGTTAACGAATATCCAATAGACTTTGCCATTTGTTTAATACGATTCGTATTGCCGTGCTTATCCCCGACAAATGCGTTTGGCGTTAAATATCCAGCCACATTGGCCGTGGTGCTTATTTCGTTTAATGCCTCACGGATGCATTTTCGAATAATTTCACGCAATCTTTCTTCAATAGTCATAGATTATCTCAGTGAATCAAGTTCGTGTGAAATCTGATATGCAATCAATAATGCCGTAATGTAATTATCCTTTACTTGATTCTTCTGTTGAATCTGTTGTAATTGATGTACTACTTCATTAATTTTAATTTTCGTTACATTATCCGTAATTTTGTTTACATTCTTTTTAATATGCCGAATTAAACTGATTGCTTCTGTAGACACATATGTACCAAATTTTTCTACGTTTGTTCCATTATTGATATATTCACGAAGTAAATTCTTTTGCTTATCACTGAAATTACTATATTTTTCATTGAAACTTTCTAATAAAAATTTATAAGAAAGATATCGAATTTCTTCGGGTTGGTCTTTTAACATTGCCGAATAATTGGATTCTTTAACAATCTGTTCTTCTTTGAGTTCACCCTTTAGATGTTCCACAATCACAAACCGTGCAGCAACCATTTCGTCAATTTGCATATATACCGATTCGTCAATGTTCGAAGCACTGGTTGTTTCAAATAATTTGTAAATAGATGCGTGAACTTTGTAGGAAGGAACTCGACCAGACATAAATTGTTTTAAATCACAATTTTGTTTAATCTCTCGGATCAATAAAAATTTCTGTGTATTTAGTAATTTTTCATTTAATGATGCCCGTCGTTGTAATACGACATCTAACATATTAAATGCTTTACCTTCTGAGAGTTTCGGTGCATTAAAAAAAGAACGATAGAGTTGTAATTCTTTTCCCAATTCTGATTTTGAGTGGAAGTGCTCACGCATCATTTTGACTGCAAAACTATCTGGTTTGCCGTCGAGAACATCTGCGGCAACTTTTCTAACTAATAGTTCAAAAAGAATGCCTGTGTTCTTAATTTTATTGTGCCGTATATTCATATGTTATCCGTATTAAGACGAGTAAACAACCACCATATATAAGTAAATATAATCAAAATATATTAATCCTCTACTTTATCGGTAGATGATAGAGTTTCTGAGATAATTTGTTTATATCGACTAGTATTTTTTAACTGCAATTTTCCAAGGAAACTTTTTGTTTCTAACGAAAGTGCAGAACGTTTGTACCGTTTAGTATTTTCTTTATGTCCCAATGGGTCACGGCCAAGAGGATGTGCATCGGTACCAAATTTCAATCCTTCTCTTGGCCGGCCGCCTTTATTTTTCATAAGTGCTTCTTCTAGTTCCTCGTCGGGTTCTTCTCCAAGTGAACTATCGTCTAAACTTTGTAAAATTTGATCTACGTCATCAATTTGTGCCTCTTGTTCATCTGCACTAGTATCTCCTTCTGGCGGGGCTTCTCCTTCTGGCGGTGCTCCTCCTTCTGGCGGCATTCCACCCATTGGCGGTTCTTGAGGTTGTGCCATTGCTTGTTGTTCTTGTTGACGTTTCACATCTTCGATAATCCTCTTTCGTTCTTCGACAATCTCATCGTCCGACAATTCAAGGATATGATTATATACCCAATCTTGTGATAAGAGAATCGTTTGTCCACCGGTCATTTGTTGTGCCAATCCAAACTTTTCTTTCCAGATATTAATCTTTTCTTGTTCGTATAAAGTGGAAGGATTTGTTAACGATAGTTCAAAGTTAACGAGTTTTTCATCCGTAAATCCTTGCACATATAAATGAATAATTGCAATCTTGGTGAGTTCCGATACCATGATACGTTGAATACGTTCAATGGTTCGTGCAAATCGCACGTCCTGTGCTGCCAAGGTTGCTTTACCGCTAATGTCTTCTTCGTATCCAATGAAAGCTTTGGGAACTTTAAATGCCGCAAGTAATTTTTTGCGAAGATATTCAATGTCTTCAATTGCGTTAAATTGTAGACCTTGCATGGTTTCAATTTCCGTTCCACTATCCTTACCACGCACTGGGAGATAAAAATCTTCGGTGATATTCATCATATTATATCGAAGATTATAATCCCCTGTTTTTGGATCAACTAATGGTGTTTTCTTCGACCGATCAATGATACGATTCATATACGTATCGACTTCGGCAGGTGGAATATTACCAATATCAATTTTGAACTTCCGTTTATCGGGCGCTCTCATGATGCGATGAATTAACATTGCATCTTCCATTAATTGTAATTGTTTCCACGTTCTCCGACCACCTTCAATCATGGCTTTTCCGTAGGGGAGGAAATTTGTATCGGATAATAAACGAAAGTGAGCAATTTCGTAATTGTCAAAATCTTTCTTACCCAATTGTAAGAAATCGGTATCAATAGAGAATCGTACAGAGAACGGGTTACCAGGTTGTTCACCTTCTACACGAATAGTTTCATAAACAGATAACGGAACGGCGTTAACAATGCCGTATTCAGGATCAATGTCTAAATATAAAAATAAATCTCCATATTTTGTCATATTCCGAACCCACGGCCATAAATTAAATTCTACATTCAGAATGTCATAGAATAAGTTATGAAGGATTTCTTTAATCTGCGTGTCATCGGTTTTAATCGTGAGAATACGATCAAATTCGTCTTTCACGGTACTTTCGTCCGCATAAATGTCGAGCACCGAAGCAATGATAGGATCATTGTCCATCATGTCATAATCACGGAACAACTGTAATCGTGCTCCTTGAAATGATGCTGCTGCTTCATACCGACCATGTGATGATCCATATCCGCCAGTGGCAGAATTATATACACGATGATACCGATCAACACCTCGTCTGTTAATAAACGATTGTATTTGATCGGTGTCTGCAATACGAAGTTTTTTTCCACCAACGTTTCTTACAATCGTGTTCGTGGAAAAAAGTTTCTTTAGTCTACCAAAAATTCCATTGTTACTAATATCTGCCATATCTCCTCACTTAATAGTTACAGGCTTCGTCTAATGCTTTTAGTAGTGGTCTAAAATCCACATCCTTCTGGGATTCTGAAATCTTCACTGCTTCATTACGCATTTCATTGAGTTTTACATAGGTTGCTGCGATTAATAACTGCCACTCGTTCATATTAAACTTTGTATACGGCAACGAATTTAAATTTGTTGCCATCATGCTTACTTCTGCAAAGGTTTCCGTCAATGTTTTTGCGTGCGCCGCAGATATGCAACACGTTACCTTTTCTAATAATGCCGTCAATCGCATTAAATTAATTCTATTTTCTACATTTTCACGAAGTATTGATTTTAATGAAAGTGACATCTTACTTCTCCTTGTTAAGTTGCTTCCGAGTTTTTTTCACATCTGTTGGGTTTGGTGCGCCATTAATATATCCACCAGAAAGAGATAACCCAATTCCCCCCGTTGGAGCACCATCTTCCTTTACTGTTGATCTTTCCACATATTTTTTTAGTAAACTATAATACTTTGGATTTTCTCGGAGATGTACTGCGGCAATCATTGCAGTTTTTACTAAACTTCCATCCGTTACATCTTGATGTTCCAATTCAACATTCATGCCCATATGAAATTCACTGAAATTAAAATCGTATTCCATGTTTTTATATACCCGCATTGCGTCTTCCTTACCTATATAAGTATCACCACTCATGTAGGGAGTTTCTTTTTTTGGGGCTTCTTCCTTGAGTAAATCACGGAGTCTGATCATATTGTTACCAAGCTCTACAGCTCCAGTATCTTGCACTGGTTCTGTCTTTTGCTGTTGCACATTTGTGTCGTGCTCTAAAACTTTTTCTGCGACCTGGAATACTTTTCTTTATTCTCATGTTAGGATCGCCAAAATTAATTTTTACAACATTTCCTTTTTTATTTTTCACATACACAGAAGTTTTTTTAGGTCCATTTGGTGTTCTAAATGGTTTGCCAATTGACACTTTGCGACCTTGATATTCTGCTTCCTCAAGAACATTTTCGTGTGCTAACATGTATTCTCTAAGACACACCGAGCAATATTCGTCTACGGTGTCCATTTCTTCGACTTCGTTAATGGGAACACAATTAGGAACCATTTTACCGCCTTTATCTTTCATTCCTACTTGTTTATATCCTTCCCAACACGCCTCATTTAATCCAACAGACGGGTCAGTAAAACGACCCGTTAACGTTTTGTGTAAATTTACGTCTGGGTTAGGTATCGCATAATATCTATCAAAGTCGGGTTGTGGTGCGCTAAAGTTATCATCACCATATTCACACAATCCATTTGCGTCACCTTCATTACATTTTCTCCAGCGGCCGCCTTTACTTTTATAGTTTTTTGCAGCCCACCCGTTTGCATACGCAGATGGGTACACATCAAATTTAGATTTTGCAGCAGATTTTGATGCTGACCATTTACCTGGATCAGTTGGGCAATTTTTTTCTAAAAATAAAGTTAATCTTTCTTCTATATTCATATTTTCATTTTGTTTCTTTCCTTGGCAGTGTGCTTTTTGAGAGAAACCTTTTGGATTATTACAATCTATTGAATTTTTATATTTTTGACTCCACTCTTCATTTTGTGGTTTAGTAGAAACATTTATTGGTTTTTTACCCTGTCCGCTACTATCTTTTCCACCTCTGCCTGCTTTATTCTGTGCTGCTCTTTTTCGCCTAGTTGCACTTTCTTTTTCTTTTTTACTCATTCTGGCTGCCTTTGCCGCAGGAACACATTTTGCATAACCTTTCTTTTCCCCCGAAGTTCCGCAGGGCGGGTGTTTACCATTGACTTTTTTGCCAATGTTTACCCATTTTTCTTTGAACCACTTATCTAAATCTTCGTTCATATATCTATTTTAAAAATTTAAGTTTATAAATAGTTGAACTAATTAATCCAGAAATTTCATCCACGGTGTTATTGAGTTCACCGTCTTGTGGAAGCGTTTGACGAATCATATCTACAAATTTTTGCAATCCCATAAAATATTTTACGACGGAATCGTCTTCAAATATCTGCGTTGGAGAGGTATATCCCTTGATAATACCATATCTGCCTTGCGCCATTTCTGCATAGGAATCAATGAGGTCTATAATATCATCGTAATATTTATTTAATGCTTTGTGTGCGGCAAATGAAGGCGTTTGTAGATGAAAAATATGGGCCTGTGTTCTACTGCTCATCAAGGTTGATAAAAACTTGGCAATTTCTTCCATTTACTTCCTCTTAACGTTAACACCTTCATTTAAGTTGTCATCTGTTGACATGGTAGGCGCCGCAGGTGTACCTTCACCATTTCCAATAGTATTTGCTTTGTTTTTTTCATATTGCAAATAATTGTATGCCGCATTAATATAGTCTGATGCCTTTGTAATTTTACTTTGAATCCATGCTTCTAATTCTTCGTTATCACTCAACATATTATATAATTCGCCCGATTGCTTATTTAAACTCATCAATTGAGCCTTGGCCATATATCCTTCACCATCATCACTCGCATCGGCAGGTGAAGCTTCGCCGGTAACAACGTTGTCAGAAACTGCTTCTCTTTTTAGAGAACCTACTGGTTTTAGTGTTACCAATCCCATTAAACGTATCATAGTTATTCTCCGCCCTTTAAGGCTATGCTGGATGCCGATGCATAGAGGTATGATTCCCAATCTGCGCCGTGTTTTTTCTTGAATTTTGCTACTACCTTTTTATTATTTTTCATTTTATTACCGAGGACTTTCCGTTTTTCTATTTGCGAGTCGGTCATTTTTCGGCGAGGAGGAGATTTTCTATTGTATGGTTCTGGCACTGATTTTTCATCTACGGGTGCCATTTCAGCAAAGTATTTATATAATTCTTCTTCAATTAGTTCTTCCAACTGACTACGTTTCATAGAAAATCTCCGTAAGATACGTACATCTCAATATAAATATAAACAACTTTCATATTACATGAATATTATTTCAACAACCAACGAATATCCTCAGTTTCCATATTGCCAATTTGCATTTCATATGGACTGACAACCATATCATTGGGTAAATTTCCGCGTTTCATGAAAGGCGTACTGGAGTAATCGGTGTGATTAAGTGCCAACTTCGTTAGTTCAATTCCTTGTTGACGTAATCGCAATGCCGTATCACGAACCCATAATCCAATGCCCAATGCCATTACCAAATCGTCATTGTATCCACTTAATGCTTCAGCGCGGCCGTTCTTCCAAATGAATGTTTCTAATTCTGCCAAGGTTCTGGATGATCTAATCGTAATTGACGTTTCCCGCATATATTCTTCCAGCTTTGCAATAATTAATGGTCTGGTTCTTTGTGAAATTACGAATCCCGCCACTAAATTACGTTCACTTTTATACGATGCTTGATGTTCTACGTCAATATACTGCATATCCTTGGACATATAAAACAAATTTTTGTATCCACGGTCAATAATTTGTTGTACAGAACTCCATCCAATAGAACTATTGTCTGGAATAAGCAGTGCATCATTATATTCTGTTGCCAACGATACCATCAGATTACCAAACTCTTTAGTCGGAATCTTTCCTTTATATTCTGCTACTTGAACGGATCGTTCTGCGTCAATGATATGAATGGTAGAATAATCTTCACCATCTCCTCGTGCAACGTCGGCCGCAGCAATATAAGTTCTACTTGCGTCGGGATATTCCCACACCCATAAATTTCCATCAAATCCTTGTTTGGAAATAGGTTCTGTCACATAGGTTTTCTTATAAAACTCTAGTATTTGTGGGTTAACCACCGTATTGCCCGAGAAAATAAAGGATGCGTCATGTTCTTGCGACGATTGCATTTCACCCATCATTTCTGTTTGTCGATCTCGCCACGCTTGATCACGTTCTGGGTGAACTTTCCAATCTAAGAGAATGGGATTGAAACTATTTGATTTAGTTTCTGCTTGTTGCCACATCTTATGAAAGAAATTACCCACGCCGTTTGGCGTTGATAGTAACATGGCTTTACCACCCGTGGATAGTGTGGAAGATGCAGCTGTCCAAATAATATCTGCATCGTCGATGAACGCTGCTTCGTCCAGAATCAATAATGACAATGCTTCGGAACGGCCGGCATCTTTACTACTTGCTACCGCTTTAATTTGTGACCCGTTAGCAAATTGTAATGACAGTTTATTATCGGTTGTGCAATTACCCCGTAACCACACGGGTAAGTTTGCGTGCATGAATCGTACTTTCGTGACGAGATTCTTTGCCGTTTCTTGTTTGGTAGCAATAACAAGAATGTTTTTGTCGCGATGAAATAATAATAACCACAACGAATATCCTGCCACCAATGTGGAAATACCAATCTGTCTGCCCTTTAAGATGATATTATTATCATGTTCGTAAAAATCATGAAGGGCATCTTTTTGATACTTATATAACTCAAATAATACCTTTCCCCGAATTGGATGTTGAATATACGAGTATTTACTTAAAAAGTATTCTGCGCTCATTGCACATTTTTTGTATTCTTGTTTAATAAGATCTTTTAAATTTACTTGTGTCATAACCAATTACCGTTTGAGTTCTGCTCCAGCAACTATTCCCAATACAAATCCCGCAACTCCAACTACCGTTCTACTAGGCTTGGGGATAAATCCAAAGAGCTTATTTGGATTTGGTGCTGGCTTTGGAAGTGTGCGAAGTATGTACTGTAAACTATCTGCCCGAGTAGAAGATATTGCTACGGCACGTTGTAACAATACGGTTTGTGAATTTTTTTGTGTAATTATTGACTGCTGATCAATAATCACCGAATCCGCAAGTACTATTTGTCCTTTTAAATTTCCAATAATACTATCTTTGTACACGACTACTAACGAAGTATCTGTTGCTAAATTCGTTAATAAATTTGCGCGCGTTTCTAACTCTGTTAAATCTGTCTTTAATAGTTTTTGCTGAGTTGTTCGCTGAACAATGTTGCTGTTCAATTTCTTAACGATGTCATCTTTTTTTATACTTTCCTCTTGCAATTTTTCCACGACAGTTTTTAATGAATCTGCGTAATTTGATACTTTTTCACTATTGTTTTTAAATTCTGCATATTTTACATTAAACTGTTCTTGCTTACTGTTGCCGCCGGACTTACCAAGCATGAATGAAATAATAAATATGACACCGCCGATGATGGCAAGTCTACTCACCGAAGTTAATGTGCTGAATTCTTTACTAAAATTAATCAATGATGTCAATAATTTATTCATGTTATTCTCCAGTTTCTACTTCGGTGAGAAATTCATTTAATTCTATAATATCTTTCATAATATCCGTTTTTACTTTATCAATGTCTACGTGCCATTTTTCAATCATTAAAATTTTCGTTTCGTCTGCATGAATAACTTCTGGTGCGGTAACCGTGTCATGTAAACTTTGCAGTTCAGCAATACGATCTTTTAGTG